CGAGTGTAACCATTTCTTACGAAGCTAAAGACTATTAATATATGAAGTACATACTCATACTCTTACTTGGATTGATTACATTTCAAGTAAATGCGCAAACAGGAAAGATCATTGGTGGTACTCCTCCAAGGTACATCAACCGTGTTGCGGTAAAACCAGACACTACACTCTTTGCAACGAACAATGCTACAGCAGACTTGACAGCTTTAGGTGACGTTCTTGGCGGTCGAAGTACTATCACTTTGGTTGTGACCAAATCCGATGCTGTTCCTGCAAACCCTCTTTTACCAGCAATTACAGACACATTGCTTGGTACTAAAATCAAAGTCAAGGTTTATTTAGAAACATCCAGCGAACAAATTGGGGTCTTTCAATCAGATTTAGGTTTTGTGATTGGATTTGATGGGACTGCTTATACTGACAATAATACTCTTGTTTTTATACAAGACTTTGAAGAATACACATTCTGGCCTGTAGAGGACGTGAACGGGTATCATTGGGCTTATACTCAGACTAGTGGAGTGGATGCTGATGGTAATGGTATCTACTCAGGCTCCGATTCTCTTTCACAAGAGAATACATATGCTAAGATGGCGGGTGACGGAAGCCAGAGTTTTGGATTGGGGTACTTTCCTAGCTTTCCAAGCCTTGCCTATGATGGTACTGACTATGGTAGTTATATTTCACCATCAAATTCAATTGTAGCGAATATCCACGGTGACGTTTTGCAAGAACTTTTTGATGATAATTACAGGGTTGGAACTTACGACTTCACTGGAACGAACTCAGGTAAATACGCACAAATCCTAATAAATAAGTCAGATAATGCCGTGAAGTTTGCAGGTGTAGAGTCTGGTAGTTACAGCTACAAGTTTCCAACTTCTTCTCCCTCCACCACCACAGGCCGCAAGCAGTTCATCGAGTGGGATGCAGGGTTGCCGAGTTTTAAGGATCGGTATGTGACAGACAAGTTGTGGTCTGACGTTAACATAAAAATGGATGCAAGCCAAACCTTTGCAATTGGTAATTGGCCTAGTTTTCCAGATCGGGATTACGATTACGTGAACGAATTTGGATTATATGTAAGTCCTGATTATTATGGGGAGGTAACTTTAGCAAATAGAAGCGATTACATCTCTTTATATAACGGAGAAATAGAAATTGGGACGGGCGAAGGAAGTGCAGGGATTGGATTGGATGCAGTTAGCAGAACAATAATCTCAACGGTTTACAACTTGTCATCCCAAAGGAGGGGCATGTACATGGATACGTTCAGAATAGAATTAATCAACGGGAACACAAAGTACAGGTTTACACCAGATTTCAACAATCCTCCGCCTATTGCAGCAGGCATGGTAACAACCCTGTCTTACACAGGAAACGGAGGAACAGCAGTTCCGTCTTACAAGGAACTCAAGCGAGACACAACAGTAAGCTACAACAACGTCGATTACAACTTACTTAGCTCAGGTCTTACAAGTTCACAGGTATTGAACAGATACAACAATGTCATCATTACCGGGTACGTGCCAAGCTCAGGGGTGAGCTCAGATGCTTTGCTTTTTTTACCTGCTCCCAGTGCAGACTACAACCAAGTCACTATCTATCTCACTGCATACGATGAAAATGCTACTTATGGGATCGGGATCAGTGCAACCACAAACGGCATCGCTTATGGTGATGGCACCTATGGTGATGCTTATCCAGGTGGAGCCATTCCAGTTGGAGCAGAGGTAAAAATCAGATGTAAAATCGATCCCAAATCCGGGACATCAACGTACAAGTGGTTTTTAAACTAAGGATTTTTGATATTATTGACTTTTAATCTTAAAAGAGGGCTGATTCGTTAAGAATCAGCCTTTTTCATTTATTTACTTTATTGACCAACAATCTAAAAAATAAGATGGAAATAAAATACTACGACAAGAACGGCTTAGAATTCACAAAACCAGTGATGGTGTTCTTTATGGAGAAAGGGGTCAAAACAATTGGGAAGTTTTCCAATATAACACCACAAGGCGAATGCTTAATTAAAAAAAAGCTACCAGGTGATAAATTTAAAAACTATTGGAGAAAAACAAATGCAGTTGAGATAATATCGGCTCCAGGCGTTGATATAAATAATAATTCAGCACCAACGGATGAAGAGGAAGAGGGGATAAAAAGAAACCTCAATCTAGTCAATGTCAACGATCTATATTCAATTAATCAGAGATTTGACTTTTTGGAGGCCTTGGTTAGAATGACTTGCAGAGGGACACTTGTATCCCTAATTATAACAGGTGAAGGCGGTATTGGGAAGACTTATACCGTTATGGATCAGGTTAAACATTTACATTTAATCCCCAAAGAGAACTATATCATCGTTAAAGGATTCTCCACCACAAAAGGTCTTTATGAAACCCTGTATTATCACAAAGATAAACTGATTATATTTGACGACTGTGATGAGATTCTCATCAACGATAATGCGAGAAACATTCTAAAGGGTGCTTTGGATAGTTATGATGAGCGATTGGTTTGTTGGGTTAAGTCAGTGAATAGCCTTTCAGACATTCCAGATGAATTTCTTTTTGAAGGTCGTATTATCTTCATCAGCAACCTTCGCCGTGATCGTATGCATCAGGCTCTACTTTCTCGTTCTACAGCTATTGATGTGTCGATGAACTTAGATGAAAAGATTGCTAGAATGAAAAACATCCTTCCTTACATCGATACTCACATCGACATGAGTATTAAGGAAAAAGCACTTGAACTCTTGGATTTAAACAAACATGCCTGCTCAGACGTTAACTTTAGAACGCTAAAGAAGATTTCAGCAATTATAGCTTCCAACGAAGATAGCAGTGACGATATTGCTAAATTTATGCTCTTATCTTAAAATCAACAATAACAATGGAAAAGGAAATCCCACAAGAATTTTGGCTGTTAAGAGACAGTGTTCCAATTAAGTTTGTTCTCTCTGGCGAGAGTAAGGTTTTAAAAGGCAAATACATCTATGAAACTATTTACATAACAAAACGCCCAGATGATTTTGGTTTTGTAGATGAAATTTTGTCTTTAACTAGATTAGAGGCAGACCTAAATCCTCAAACAAAAGAGGAATGTATAGATAGACAAATTTTTTGGCACAATGGCAAAATAGAAGCCTTAAAAAAATTAAAACAAAATGGAAACAAATAACGACTTCGATTTTCCACAAGAAATGTGGATGTTAAACGAAAGTGTAAACCTCCCCGTTGTTTACACTTTCGTAAAAAGAAGTTCAGTTGATCCTTCCTTTTACGCTATTTACGAAAGTGGGAATGACGTTAGGCAGGTTGATGGTGATGATTTCATTTACAATAATATCTGCTTCAAAACAGAATGGGAATGTGCAAACTTTCACCTTAAAAGGTTTGAAACAATTGTTGACAGATTGTATTACATAGTTTGCGGAAAACCAAATGAAAAGTTAGTTGGTATTGATAGAACAAAGAAATTAATATATGAAAAAAACAATAATTTGGATTCTAGGGACTAACGCTGTAGGAAAAACTTCTTTAAGCCGAAACATACATCATCATTATAACGACAACAATAATTATAAACTCATCAATACCCCCAATCGCGTAGGACGTGCGGGGGTAACTTTTTTCGATAATACAGCTCATATTGGATTCTTAGAAGATGGTGTTGCTACGGGTGGAAGCGATATGATAAGCAAAAAGGTAGACTTTGAAAGAAGCGTAGAGTTTGCCTTAAAGTTCAAAAAAGTCAATATAATTGTCTTGGATGCTCTAATGGCTACAGGGCAATGGAAAGAATTCCTAAGAAGAGAAGATGTGGAATTGATCACTATTCATCTGTTCTGCTCAGAAAGAGAAAATATTAAACGACTGATTAAAAGAAGAACAGAGAAATATCCTAATGAGCCCCAAAAGCAGGAAGTTAGTGAATACACCGCTTCTAAAGTTTTCAGCAAACGTCGTTATTACTTCAATCTATACAATTGGGCAGAAAAGTATTCAGATTGTGCGGTAGAGATAGACACAACTAAAATCAAATCCCCAGATAGGCTTTTTGAAATCCTAGTTGAAAACGGTATTCTTCCCTAATAGGTCGTTATTTTGTCGTTTGCCCTTGCTAGATTCGTTTAGCAGGGGTTTTTTATTGCCTAAATTTCGCAATTTAGCCTATTCTCAGTCGATTCTCAGGACTTTATTAACTTTTACGAGTCCTAGCAAGGGTAAGAATAAAAAAAGGGCTTAAATCGAACGATTCAGCCCCGTGGGATTATAGGAAATTTATATTTTAAATCAGTTCTTCAAATATTCCTCTTAATTTCATTCTGCCGAAATGAGCAATACCCACTGAATTTATTAGAGTTACTGTTTGGAACTTTTCTCTTTTCAATTTCTTTTGAATAACATTAAAATACTTTCTTCTGGATTCATAAGCAACATTGTACTTATCCAAGTATTCGATTTGTCTTAGAAATGCCATAAATCTATTTCTTCCAAAGCCTAAAGTCTTTGCCATTTGCCCCATTGATATTGATCTATCCGCATCCGTCAATACATCCAATGTTTCTGCTTTGGTTTTAAATTTAGCCGCTTTCTTTTCTAACATCTCTGTTTCTTCTTCCGCTAGTCTTAATTTTTCTTTGAGGTCTAAATTTTCTTCGAGGAGAGTGAGTGAAAGTTTAAGGGCATCATAAAGATTGTCTGGAGCCTTGACAACTTTTGATTCTCGTAATTCTTTTTCCATTTGATTAAAGGCGGAAATAAATGCTTCTTTAAACATTGCTGCTTTCTTTCCAGTGAATCCCATAACTATGAAAGAAAATGCGTCACGAGTCATGAGATATTCAGGTTGTTCTCTACCCCTAGAGTCTAAATTTTTAATCAGCGTAAAATTACGCTGATTAAAATCATCGCTAAAATCCGCATTGTCGATTAATCTTAAAACATCTTTGTGGAGCTTTTCAAAGAAGAAGGCAACATCTCTACTGGTTGTGTAAACCTCTGAATTTTCTACTTTAAAGGATTCCAATACCTTCTTGGTGAATAAAGAAATAGCTGTACTTGACATTTGATTTTAAATTTAAAAAGTTATAAAAATAAAAAAGCCCCAAAGCTTGAGACCTGCACATTACCAATCAACCTTGATAAAAGTCTTTCACTTTGAGGCATTATATTTATCAACTTTTTAAATTTTTTCGCTTTAAACCTTAAAGGTTGAAAAGTAATGTGCAAAACATTATAATACTGATAAAATAAAAAAAAAAGCCCCAAGATATTTAGGGTTGCGTACAATGTCGTAAAACAGTTGTCCCTAAGTCTTGGAGCTTTCTATATTTTATGAAAGATTTAATTCCTAGCCTAAAAATACTGTTTTACAATTGTACGCAAAACAGTATAAGCCTAATAAAATTCATATAGATCGTAAATTTAATTGTTTTTTAATCGCTTCTAAATTATCCTCAATGTAAAAATAGAGCTTCAATTCATAATCCTTGAAACCTCTAAAATCACCTTCAAGATAAATTTTTTCTTTCTTACACATTTCGTAAAACCACATAAGCCAATCAGCTGGAACGGATTCTAATGGCTGGTCTTTGTGTTTTCCGAAAGGACAAAGTGACGTGTCATTGTAGCATTCAACAACAAAATAACAATAATTAATTAGTGGTTCCCCTTTCCTGTTAACACACCAATAAAGATTGACTTCTGCATTTGAAGGAGATGGTTCACTTTCGACTAATCCAATCCCAACACATCCAGTCCTGTCTTTATTTTCAAAACAGATAACCTCTGTTCCGATGGGTAATATTTTCATTTATTTTGATTTATTTTGATTTTACCATTCAAATCCCCAATCACTCCTTCTGATCTTGCACATACGCCCATCCGGGTGATGGAAGACAAAACCTTCCATTTCAGCTTCTTCCAGTCGGTTCTTTATGTATTGGAAATTAATTTGCGATAAATTAATCCATACGTCACCATGCGGTTTCAAAATATGCTCTGTTAGTTTTTCCTTATTACCATTTATTTTTGGACCACACAATTCATATGTGCCGTCATACCAATGTTGAAACTTATCAAATGCCTCACAGTGATATATATCTGCTGCGTCACTTCGTCTACACGCTACCCAATGTGGCCAATGTCCAGTAATAGGATCGGGTTTAGGTTGGCAGGGAATAGACCCAAGTGGTGGTGTTTTGCCTTTCTTCGCATCATATCGCTTGTAAAGAACCCCATTTTTAATCATACAAGCCGTACCATCCCACTTTCGGGTTGCAATTACGCCTTCATCAAAGACCCACATATTTTCGGGGTCAATCTCATCAATAACTCTTCCAAGATCATTAGGGTCTTTCTTGAAGAGTGTTTTCATTTTTATCATTGCGATTAGTTTTTGAATTGTTCTAATTCAATTTCGTTAACAAAAGTTCTGCGAATATCTCCATTAGAGTCTTGCCAAGAAAGTAAGTAAACCCAATTACTACTGCCATCAATATAACGGATTAAACCAGCACCCATTACTAGCATTTTGAATTGAATAAATTGTGGAGTTCTGTGTGTAACATGTGATCCAACTTCAAATAATTGTTTCTTTTCTAAATTTTCCATTCTATTTTGATTTGCATTGTTTCATTTAATTTGTTTCTTTCTTGAAGTGATTCCCAACATTTATCACAAAGATAAATTTCCTCACCGTCAATTATTCTCTTTATTCCATCTTCTGGGCAACGTTCATCATCTCTTACGGCTTTTGTTTCACACGCTTCAACCCGCTTTTTGAAAGATTTAAAATCAACAAGATATTGATTTCTGAACTCTTCAGAAGTTAAACCAAAAATTTTCAAAAATTTATTTCGATTATATTCCACATCTAGTTGATCAACGACTCCTGGTTCATGCCAAGGTTTTTCTTTCTCACTCATATTGTTCTCTTATGGCTTTTTCAACAATAATTTTACTCATCTCTCTAAAATTATTGTCAAGAGTTGGTATTGTAATATCTTTGCCTAGTGATTCTTTAGGATTTAATTTTTTAAACGACTCTGTATTCTTCGCTACCCAGAATAATTTTTCTAAAATTGGCGAGATACTTGGCAAGGATTCCTTTATTATTACCTCAGCTTCTAAAATGCTGGATTCAGCATGTTCTAAACGTTTTGCGAGGGCTAATAGAGTCCAATAGCACTCTTCGTGACTGGGAATCTCTCCTTCTTTCAATGATTCTAAAATTTCACCAATCGTTCTTTTCCCTGGTAACTTACCATTTTCAAGTAAAAAATTAAAATCTTTTATTGTTTTGATTAACTTCAATCTCCCCGCATTGATTCGTTCAATTTCTTCAATTTGTCTGGGGGAGAAATAGTAACCAGGATCACATGGGTAGTACATGTAAAAATTTCCTTCTCTTCCTGAACTTCTCATCATTCCTCTTGCACCGTCTGATTCATTTACAAAATGAAAAAGAAAGTTTTTAAACTCGAATTGTCTGTTTCCAAAAATTTTAAACTCCTCTGGAGACTTTTGTTCACAACTATGAGCTAAGTGTGAGAATTGTTTTACATGGCAAAAAACAAAAATCATTTTCTTGCTTATCCCATTGTATTTTCCAAAATCAATTTTTAATTCATTCATTCGTATTCTTTAAACTTTAAAAAAGCAAAGTTAAGTTATTCTAATCGAAAGATTGTCTTCCATTTGAGAAAAATAAAAATTCTGCAATTGCAGAATTTTTATTCAATCAGTGTAAAAATTTTCCTGCATTAAACCATCCATCTTAAGCTGAATAAAATATCTTACACCTTCAGGTGTGAAAAGAGTTTGCTTGACTATTTTGTCATTTTTATAATAAGACCTAACAAGGAAAAAATGTCTATATTTTCTGTAAGGTAAATTGAGATTACGTTTAGCATTGCCTCTTTTCAAATAATTATTGTTTCTCAACCATTCAATGAATAATATTTTATCGGCTTTTAAAATTTGAGACATTTGCGTAATTGTTATTGAATCTTTAATATTTTTATAAATATTTATATTTTGTTTTTGTGATTTTATTTCAGAAATTTCTTTTTTTAATTCATTGATCTCATTTTTTAGGTCTGCTGTCTTTTTAAATAAATCAATCATTTCAATTGAAAGTTTTAAAATATCTGGGCTATTCATAACATTTGTTGAATTTTGCATTAAAGTTTATTTTATACAACCTCATCATTGAGGTATGCTCTAAATTAAAAAAGATGAGAAGTATTGTTTATAAGAGTTGTTTCTTGATTATTGATCTTTAAAGGCAAAAAGAATTTTTTTCTAAAAACATAGATAATTTAAAATATTCAATCTTTTTAGGGTGCTAGGGTGGGGTTGAGGATAACTAAGAAGAAAATAATTATATTTTCTTCGTTATAAGTTAAAAATAAATTTTAATTTATTTTTTACCTTTAAAACAATAGAAATCAATAGAATATTTAATATTTATTAATATCTTTAAAATCAAAAGGATTTCTATTAACGTGCGTATGCGCGTAGAAATGATAAAATCATTTCTTTAAAGTTTATCACTGAAAACTTCTCATCTCCTGAAATCAGCCCTTTCAATCTTAGTTTAGCTCTAAAAGATAAAATTTAAATGGAAAAGAGTTATTACCTTTCGTTGTTTAGGGATTTTCTGGAAGAAACAGATTATGAGCCTTATTCAATCAGCAAGCAGATATATCATGAGCTTATCTCCAGATTTGAAACAGTTTCAGATTTTGAAGCAAATGACACAATCCGAAATTATTTTGAAACATCTGTCATACCTCACAAAATCGAAGTATTCAAAGCAGGCGTTGAGTTGATTGACAAATTGCAATTGCACGAACACCTAGCTGATTCATTTAGATGGAATTTACTCATTCACGACCTGTCTAAGTTTTCAGACATTGAAGCGATTGGATATTCCAAATGGGATTTTAAAACACAAACTGGAGATTGGAATTCTTTTCGTTCAGCTCGTTCTCATCACAGAAAAAATAATCCACACCATCCAGAATATTGGTTTGAGGTTCAGAGAGATGGTTCAACCATAGTTGAAGAAATGCCTTATCTTTGCATTTTAGAAATGATTGCTGATTGGATTGCTGTTGGTAGAAACGGCGAAAGTCTTTTTGGTGAAGAATGGCTTAGACAAAACCTGTACACGTACAAATTTCACCCAACAACAGCTGATACTGTTATTGATCTTTTGAAACTGAATGGATTCAATGATAGTATTTTTAATGTGGATGGTAATATTTTAACACACTATTAAAGCGATAAAATGAAGAATTTAATTTGGGAATACACTGTTGAAAGTCTAAAATTCAAAACTCTCGCTGTCAACGGCTTCCAGATATTCGGAGAGATTGAATTTGATTTTGTGGATGATGACGATAATGATAACGAAGGAAGATATTATTTTTGTGTAAAAATGACTAACGGAGTTGATACTTCACACATTGAATCAGGAGCCAGAGAAATAGAAGCGGAAGCGAGGGAAGCTGTTGAAAAAATCATACAGAAACATATTCGCTTAGCTCTCCAGGCATATTCTCGCTTAATGTTTGAACACTTTGAAGAACCTCAATTGCCATGACAGAAGAAGAATTCAGAGAAAGATTCTATGACATAGAATTAGAGCATGATGTAAACATGCTCGAAAGAAAACTTAAGCACCAAGTTGAAATGGATAAATGGCCGAATAGATGGCTGGCTTTATTTATTATCAGTTTGATTGCATTTACTTATTGGTTAGTAAAAGTTTTAACGTAATGGATAAACAAAACAATAATTACTCTCCTATTTCACCCACCGTCCCCAGAGAACGGGTTTCTTGGCCAGACGCATCCAAAGATCACTATGGAGTTATAGTTGTGGGTGCCGGATTGGTTGGATGCATGATTAAGAAAGTATTTGAACACAGAGGTGTGAGCGTTCTTCTCATCGACAAGGAGCAAAAATGGTCTGCTTCTAAATGCTCAGTGGGTGTGACTTCTGACGGTTGGTTAGGTGATGACCTTGAAAGGGCAAGGACTTCTTTTTCAGTAATGAGTGAGATAGGTATTGATATTGATAGAATAACTGCTGTTAATATGGATACTGAAGATTACGCTGAGAAAGAATTTTACTTTATTAATCCTGCGAAGGTTTTAACCGAACCGTATTTTCCCGCTAGTGTGCTGAGAGTTGGTGATAGGACGGTCGAAGTTAGTTTTAAGGATAAGGAAGAGGGCAGAACGATTAAGAGACAACTATCAGCCTCCTATGCAGTTGTAGTAGCCGCAGGCGCTTGGACGGAAAAACTACTTTGTGAATCTGGATACGAAAATCAGGCTCCTCATATTGATGCTTATTGGGGTGCAAATTATGATCTTAAACTGAAATTAGAGGAGAACAGATTTGGCACTTGGGCACCTTACAAACACTCTCTTCTTATGCAGTTTCCAGGATTTGTAAGATTCAGCGACGGGAATACAGTAAAGAATCCTAAAGGAGTTGATGACGCAAGATTAGAGAAATTTACCGAAAGATTGCATAATAACCTCAATGCAATTATAATGTCATCTCTTCCACAAGAAAAGGTTTTGAGGATTAACGAGGGAATACGCCCATATACAGAGAAAGGGGATTTTATACGGATTTATGAGCACGGGTTGTTTTCAGCAACAGGAGGACGAAAGAACACTTCAGCATTGGCAGGATGGATGGCAGATGAATTATGGAAACGTTTAATGGGGAGAAGATGAAAGAAGCTGAAGAAAAAACTTGCTCGTTTTGCAATGAAACTAAAAAGTGTTATTTCTTTTATGTCTTTGATGAGAATTATAATCAGATTGACGGATTGATTGAATGTGAAGATTGCAGATTTGGTGACGAAGAAAAAATTTATGAAGAATGAAAAAAATACAATATCTGTTGGTTTATTATTTTGTGGGGTTTTTCTTTAGGATATTTGTCTTCTTGAAGAAAATTTGCTTAATGATTTTATTTGTTATTTTGAACATACCATTGTCATTTGTATTTGTTGGATTGTGCATAGTTTTCCAGTTCATTGACTTAATATGGTTTGATTTGATTAAATTTCAAAAGCCATCTAAGCCTTTGATTAATCCGAAAGGTATTTTTGATGAAATAGTTGATTTTAATGCACATATAATTAATTCGATATGAAATTCACAATAGACACAGACAATAAAGCTATCATTCTAGCTAACGATCAAAAATTTAGCAGTGTAAAGGAAATTGCTGAATGGGCTGAAGAACATAATTTATCTCATTATGGGATTTATGGAATTTCTGAAATTGCAGGTAAGATTCGCCCAGAAGTAATGGAAGAATTTACTGAAAGATGGAAGAAAATTATGGAAGAAAACAAAGGTAAGGAATATCGTTGGCAACCTACAAAAGAAATTAATGGTTATCCTGCAATAATTCCCATTACACCTGATGAATTAAAGCCGCCATTTCGTGTTGGAGATGAGCCACATTGGAAAGACCCTTATTTCAGAACACAAGATTTTATAACGACTGGGACTCCTGTATTTAATCATCCATTTTCGACATGTGAAACTAAAACAGAGTTTGACCCTGAAGATTTCAAAGATCAGCAAGAAGAACAAGACTAATCAATATTTTTAAAAGGAACGACTAAAACCGTTCCTTTCTTTATTTTAAAACTCACCAATGAATAAATATACCCAATTTGATAGATTCGCTAGAAATCTAGTTATGTCTAAGGACGTAGACCCTATTTATCCATTTATTGGAAAGGGGTTGTTTAAAGTGGATAAGTATTACAGAGATGAGGTAGACCCTGTTTGGTTTACTTTTATCTATGTTTTGTTCTATTCCCTTGAATCAGCAATATTGTTTTGCAATCGGTTCCCAACCTCCAAATCATTCAAGGAATCTTCATTTCGCAAGTTGCGAGAAAGCACATTTACTCATTTTGGAATAGAAAGAAGGGGAAAGCAACGTCAAGTTGATACAATGGTTAGAGCCATTATGGACGTTATTATCCCCATGTGTGACCAGTCTGATAATCGCTATTTGCCAGAGATTTCAAGGTTAACTAATAAAGACCTTCGTTTGCTTATCGCAGGCAAGTATAACCATGGAGTTTGGAGCGCATTCAAGATTGCAGAAGTGCTGGAAAAAGCATTTGGATATAACAATCTGAAAATTAATGATCTAGGTTTAGAAGGTCGCGATCCCAATAGCAATGATGGCCCAGTAGCTGGTTTAAGACATTTGTTTGGAGAAAGTAGAAAATGGACTCAATATGATTTTGAAGGTTGGGATAAGTTCGGTCATGAACTGGCTAAATCATATAAATTCGATATTGGTGAGATTGAAACTTGTTTTTGCAAGTGGCATAAAATTCGCAACGGCAAGTATTACATCGGTCATGATATTGATGAATTGTATGCTTTAAAAAGTGTTGTTGGCGGTTCTGGTTATTTACACCAAATGTTTGAGAATGCTGGTTTCCCTAAACAAAAAATTGTCCTTACAAAAGTTGAAGGTATGGATGGCGTTTTAAAAGGAAAGAAAAATAAATTTGTCGCTTGTGAATTTTTAGATTTTGTAGAACTTGGAAACAAAGTTCATTCCATAGATTTAGAACAAATAGTTAAACGTTATAAAAAAGAGTACGGATGGAACCAATAGGAAATATGAATAAAGGGTTTGTTAGTCTGCTTAGATTCGCCCTCAGAAGAGATGAAAAATACATATTTGCCAGTGATAGTAGGTATCTAGTCGAGCAGGCAATAATGGAGAAGGAAGAGATTGAAAAGCAAGGTTGGGCTTTATACACTTATATAAACAAAGAAAGCCAAGTTTACCAGGTTTTCATTTGCATGGATAAACCTCTTTGTAAGACCTTAGTTAAGGCCAGAATAAATCAAAAAATGAGAGAATGTCAAGAAAAATACGATGCAATTTTAGCAATCTATGAAAAAAGAATCAAAAGTTTTGAGGAATTCAAAGGCTCTTTATAGACAAACTTTGTTAGCTCATTTGTTTGGGCACCTTAATGGTAATGGTTTTACTCATCTTTTCTTTCCATCTGAATCATCTGAACCTTTTTCTCTTCTTGAGACTGTTAGACAAAGAACTTATTTTGAAGACACTGGAATTGCGATTGAAGATATTGATGAAGAAGAAAAGATAAAGGTTTGGTTTTTTAAGCCAAACGCATTTCAAAGAGTTAATAAACAAATACAAAATGGCACAAGCAGCTTACACTAATCATAAGGTTAGAATTTATCTACCAGATGGAGACACAATTACAAAAGAAGTTGGAGAAAATTATCATACATTAAATGGTAAAAACGAAATAATTGAAAAATTATATACCAGAGAAGATGATAAGATTCCTACAGTTTATTTGGAAACAAATAAAGGCACAGTTGCTTCATATACAGGTTTTCCCTTTACATTTGAATCAGAAGAAGTAAGAATATGAAATATAAAAGTTCAAGCGGTTCCAATGCTCCCTGGGAAGTTCTTCTTCCACCTGTAACACAAGAAGTCAACGAGGAATACTTGAAGACGTTCTTCGATATGATGCATGAAAGACAAGAGATTTGGTATCGAAGAAACATTCTAAAGCTTCCAGCGCCTTGGAGTGAAAACGAAATCCTAAGAGATTACAATTTCACTCATGTTTATCGGGAATTAGACCGCAACAGCCAATGGGAAATTGAGAATATAATCAAGCCTAAAGACATTACAGAAATCGAAAAGTTCTGGATGATATGCTTTTTCAGGCTTATGAATGAGCCAAAGTTTTTTGAGTTCTATTCCAAAAATGAACGATTCAAAAACGCTCTCCCCACTCGTGAAGAATTCAATAAGGCTCGTTATTTTGCCAACCTTTTAAATTATCGCAAGACGGGTAATAATCCTTATACGTCTGCATATCTTATTAATACAGCATGCTGCCCCAATGAGAAAAGGGATAAATGCTACGCTTTTAAGATTATAGCGACTTTGCATAAAGAAGCTGAGAACGTCTTTAAAACGCTGAAGACGGCAAAGGAACCGGAAGAGTTTATAAAGCATTTAATGACCCTGCCAGCAATAGCTGAATTTGTGAGTCATGAGATGTATATTTCACTCTGTTACTTTGAAAGATATAGTCCGACTGGGGCGATAATGAGGTGGGATGAGAATGATTTTACTAATGTTGGGCCAGGTTGTAGTTTGGGTATTAGATTGATTTTTCCTTCAACCCTCGCTAAGGATCAGAGGCAAAGGATTCATGACTTGAGAGACATGAGTAATGAATATTTGCCTGATGATTTTAAATACCTTGAATGGGATAGAAAGCGGGGGTATTATGCAAATAAGGGGAATAATATCAGCTTGCACCAAATAGAAATGTTTTGCTGCGAATTTTCAAAGTATTGGAAAATGCTGAATAAGGTTGGAAAACAAAGGAAAAAGTACGACTGGTCTAAATACGCAAAGAAATGAGCAAGCCTGAATTTATTGAGGTAAAATTAAAGTTCCAGCATTACACCCAATTCGCAGCGGAGAATGCTGGTAACTTTGATGATTTTCATCAAAGAGTTTTTTGGATAAAGCCATTGGGAGCTGGCTTGTTTCCAGCGCTTTATTTGAAAGATGTTACTTGTAAAAACGGATTGGAAGGATGTTTCAGGACAATTGGTAATGCCGCAAATCCTAGATTTTACGATATAAGCAGATTCAATGTTGAATACATTTGTGAAGACAATATGTATGATCAATTTAAAGATGTGCTAAAATAATCAGACTTATATGTTTTCGCACATTGTTGAAGACACTGATTAAAAATATTCATTTTAATCAATTTTAAGATATAATGCCTCAAAGCATTGGGAAAATTTGAATCAGTGATGATACAATGTGCAACCCCAAAAAGCTTTGGGGCTTTTTTTTGTCAAAAATTTAAAATTTGATTAAAATGAACAATGAATTGATTTTATTAAAAGAACGTTTCGTTGAGCTACTTCAGGTGAAAGATGGTGATATTTTTGCCTCAAGTTTAGATGTAGCCAATGAATTTGGAAAACTTCACAAACATGTTTTAGATTCCATTAAAAGTGGTGATTTTAGCGAAAATTTTAGCCGGACGAATTTTCGGCTGGCCCATTATAAAGATACGCAAGATAAGCCAAGACCATACTTTTTTATGACTAGAGACGGTTTTTCTTTCATAGTTATGGGCTTTACTGGAAAGAAAGCAGCAATGTTTAAAGAAGCATTTATTTACGCTTTCAATGAAATGGAAAATCGTTTACGAAATTCATTAACACTTCCAAATTTTCTTGACCCTGCTGAATCAGCTATTGCTTGGGCTGAGCAATATAAAGCTAGACAGATAGCGGAACAAAAAGTTAAAGAGCTAAAGCCCAAGGGTGAAGTTTATGATGCTTTTATCGAAAATGAAGGATATTTTAATTTCAAGCAAGTCGCTGATCTATTCAATGTCCCAGGTTTAGGCAGAAGTAAATTTATGGCAATGTTGAGAAAAGATGGGATACTTAATCAGCACAATGAGCCATATCGCCCTAATATAGACAATGATAGATTTAAGACCTGCCTACAGGATGGGAAAGGAACTTATAAAAATGGTGAGTTTATTCCAAGATACAACACATTAGTTTCACCGAAAGGTATTGATTTTTTATTTAAGAAATATAAGGATTTGATTCTGGATGTAGAAGATTTCAAAGTAAGAAAATACAAACTAATAAATAAATTGTAAAACTTTTTCTCACTACAAATACAGAGTCGTGTTAGCCTGAAAGGGTTTTCACGACTTTTTTTGTTTTCATTATTTTTAATCCTAACAGATAGGATTTGAATAAAAAATGCTTGCTGTAAGTGATAAAGATTTAGCAATTTTTCAATCATCCGAAATAGATTTAGGAAACAACTATACATATGTTTATACAATTCCAAAGAACGAATTTTTTCACGTGTACGGTCAAATTGATGACTTCTTGATAGTTACTTTTGTAAATAAGATAAACGGGAAAGATGTAATTTTTTGTGGTTTTGTTAGGCATGAAGAAAATATAAACATTTTACAAAATGAGCAAAAATAGGGCTGAAGGACTTTTAAACGCCGCTGGTAAATTGATGGAAAAGGCTCAAATGAGCATGGAAGAAGGACTTGGTTCAAGCGACCCATCCGTATATCTTCCAGCAATGAGTATGTTACAAAAAGCTGGTTATTCATCTCAGGCTGCTGAGCAAAAATTTGACTCTGATTTTCCAATAGCTTTTCAAAATTTGTCATCTGGTTATAAAGACAAGCCAATAATGATGTCTTATCATTTGCTCAAAGGCATGTCTAAGGAACCAATCGTCAATTCAGTAATCAGGACAAGAATATCACAAGTAACTGAAAACTTTAAATTTACTTACAGAGATCAGGACGTAACGAAGGGCTTTGGTATAAGAAAGAAAATGAGACCTGGTATGAAGGTCGTTGATAGATACAACCTGAGTTACGACGAAGAAGTTGAGGTATACAAGTTAAATAAGTTCCTTTCTAACTGTGGAAACAGACCTGATTATGAGGCATTGGCTTTCGATGATTGGGCTAAAATGTCCGTTAGAGATAGCTTGATATATGACCAATGGGCAACCGAAAAAGTTCCTGATAGATTAGGTAGAATCCACTCATTCTACCCAGTAGATGCAAAATACATTCGTATCTCGGATTCAATTGATAAAGATTACTTTGAAGAATATTCAGCACAATTCACTGAAGCAGAAAAGAAGAAAAAGAATAGGAGAGGTGTTTATCCTTCTTATGTTCAAATAGTTGACCAGCGCGTTATTTCCTCTTTCTATCCAGAGGAAATGATTTTTGGTGTTAGGAATAAAACCACTGATTTAGAGAGTAATGGATACGGTTTGTCCGAACTTGAAGAGATGATAGCTATCATCACAGCCCTTCTCCATACGCATACGTACAATTCTAACAACTTTAAAAACGGCGCATTGCCTAAAGGTTTCTTTAAAGTTGCACCAGGAACTTCTCCAGCACGTTTAGAGGAGTTTAGACAGATGTGGTACAATACTCTAAGAGGTGTTCTTAAAAGTGGCTCTATTCCTGTATTGCCAAGTGAGAAAGTAGAATGGGTATCAATGCAGGAGAATAACAAGGATATGGAGTTCAACGCTTGGGAAGAGTTGAATATAAAGATTGCTTGTGGTTTATATCTAATGGATCCAGCTGAAATAAACTTCCCTCTTTCAGGTGATAGTGGTAGACACATGTTCCAAAATGGAACCGAAGCGAGAGTTGAGGATTCAAAGGGTAGAGGTTTGAATCCATTGTTGACACATTTTGAAAACCATATAAACAAACACATTGTTTCTCAATACAATGATAACTATGAGATTTACTTTAGAGGTTTGGAAGATATGGATCCAATCTCACAGGAAGGATTGATTGACAAAAGGATTAAAACTTATTGGACTGTTGATGAAGTCAGGGCAACTAAAAATATGCCACCATTACCCAACGGTTTGGGCAACACACCTTTGGATAGCTCATTTGCAGCTAAATTATCCGCTTTAGAAGCTAAGCAGGCAATGGTAGATCAAGCATCTCAGCCTCAACCAGCCCCTACACCAGCAATTGGTAAGGCAGATGATGAAGGTGATGATAATGAAATATCGAGGCTTTGGAATGAAATGATCGAATCATATTAAAATTGAAATATAATGATTAATAATACAGAAATTAGAGGTTCTCAAACGTCAGCCTCTTTCTTTGATCTAATGTCAATTGCTAGAGAAGTTGTTGGCGTAGACCCTGGTCAACCAATTGATTTATCAGTACACACTGACTTTATTGTTTTGACCCCTTCAATAATGGAATATAATGTTATTTTTATTCAAATTAATTTTGAAAATTTATTATTTGAAGATGGGTCAGTTCTTTTATTTTTAACAAACGATGGACAATTTGTCCCAAGTAACGAATTTGATTCCTTTAATATGGGAGCTGGTGGTGATCATATTTCCTCGATTAACTTTTATGGTGTGGGTTCTAAATTCATCGCTATAAAATTCGTAGGGTTCACACAAGGAACTGTTAGCTCGATTACCCTGAATTGTAAAAGATAAAAATTTTTAGATGGCTGTTGATAAAGAAATAGTGGTAGCTACAATCGGGCTTTTTGGTTTGATTGTAACTACCATTTTTGCTTACAAGCAAAACATAAAATTGAAAAGAATGGAAATTGCGTCTAATAAAAAGGACTCAATTATTTTAGAACAACAAAAGAACTTTTCAGCACTTAGTTTATTGATGGATTTTGAATTAATAAATTCCATAAAAACAAGAGTTGATTTGATCTTTCAAAAAACACAGACTGACAGATTTTTGATATTGATAGCTGTGAATGGGAAGGTAGATTTTAATGTGGTGAGTGTAATATATGAGCAGCATGATAAAAATTCAAGACCGACAATAAGTGCTGTTTCTAATTATAATCACATATACATTGATTCACATTATAGGAGAATGATAAAAGAGGTAGAGAGAAGTGGTAGTTATTACTTTGTGACAGAGAAGTGCTATGAAACGTGTTACCTGAAGAATATATATGAACAAGAAAAAATCATATCATCTTTAATTAAATTCGTTGAAAGAGTAAAAATGGATGAAGATAATGATATGGTTGTTTTCTGCTCTATTGCTTCAAGAACTACTGAATTGAACGAAAGATATAAAAATGATATACACGCTGATTGGGGATATATACACCAATCATTTAAAAGATACTTTAAAAAAATACAAGAATGGAAAAATTAATTCAAATCAAAATAGGTCTTAACAAAATTGATCCTAATATTTTCCTTGATCCGAGAGAGGTTAGAATAATCGAAGAGTCAGGCCACAAACTTTCCGCAGAAGAATTGGCATTCATAGAAGCGAGTAAGGAATACTATAATTCAGCATTGCGGAATGGCGACCCAGTGACTTTATCTAAAGACCATAGTCTTTCCCTAGAATACGCTAAAGCTCTTGAGGAAGCGAAGGATCAGCTTGAGATTAAGCAAGCTGAATTGGAGAAGCAAAAAAAGCAGCTTGAAGATGATCTTGCGCTAGAAATAGATGGAAAGATTAAAATGAAAAAGACAAGTTTTCAAAATACATTCACAGCCTCACTACTTGTTTTTGTTTTTATATTTGGGATATTTCCAGCTTTTTCCGAACTAATTGGTGTAAAATTGAGTGAATCAGTCATGTCTTTCGTCGAAAAGGCATTATTGCAAGTTGTACCTATTCTAGCGATGGCATCAATGTACTTGTTTAATATGAAAAATTTTAAGAACGAGAATGGTAGTGTAACTATTGAAAAATTTGATGCATGATAAATATTCAATATCCAATCATAAGGGCTTTCTATGAGGAGATAAAATATCCGATAAGGGAAAAACCATTTCAGTTGAATCTCTTGGGTGTTAGAAGTGCAAAAATTGCAGGCAAATACAGTGATACAATAATTTGTTTTTTCACTAATTCCAAGGGGGATATATATTGGAGACAATATCCTGCCTCAACTGTTCCTACTGGTTATTGGTTATTGAACCCTATGCAAAAAACTGGTTGTGCTATTCTAGCTACTGGCTATCATAAAGATATTTGGGTGGACGGATTGCATAAAGGCAAGTATCCAGGTTTCTTACAGAGAGGTGGTGACGTGACCATATACAGAGACAATAGTAAGGATATGAACATTGACCTTGATCCTTCAACTATGCAGGTAGGTCAATTTGGAATAAACATGCATGATTATTGGAGTTATAATGATATGAAAGCCGATCAATCTTCAGCTGGATGTCAAGTTTTAGATCAGATGCATGTTAGTGAAATACTTCAATGTTGGAAGTGGGAGAAGAACACGCACAAGAGTAAATTTCTTTCTTATGGACTAGTGAATAAAGAAGATTTGCAAGATTTCATAAGAAATAAATTTGATTTTAAAAACCATGAACTTGAGCTATGAAAGAAAAACCTTTGTATAATGTATTGTCTGAATTAGAAATTGAAACAAAAAAAGACTTCGGAGAAATTTTCCAAACCACTATGGAGGAAATATTAAAGGAGGAAAACATAGAGATAGAGGATGAAGACACTGAGGAAAAAACAAGTTGATAGAATCTTGGAACTTGTTGACAAAAATTTCCTTTCTTTTGTTGGGAAGAGTTTAGGCTCTTCCCTTTTTTCGTCAGATGACAAAAGAAAGCTGAAGGAGATGGGTATAAACTCTGATAGTTATGAAAAAGAAGGTAATATTGACACGATGTTTAAACTTGGTGTGCTCAGCAAAAGTTTGTCTGAGGAGCAAATGAGTAAAATGACATTGATACAATTGAGACTTTTTCTAGTTAAAAACGAGCAAGTAAAATTAAACAATTTTGAAAAAGAAATTGTAGATAGAGCCAAAACCAAAGTTTATGATGAGTTGTATAAAGTTTCCCTTGATTTCAAAAAAGTTTTGAAAGATTTTTACAGAGGTGATTTTAGAAGGGAAATGTTTGAGAATAAAGAGGATGTTAAAAACATTCTATTGAAATATACTTTATCAGCAAAAGATAAAAAAACCCTGAAGGAGAAAGTAAGACAAGAAATACCACAATGGACAAGAAGAGTTGATTTAATTATTGACACGATGATGCATGAGGTTTTTACTTTGGGTAGAGTTATGTATATTGCAAAAAGTGGAGAAGAAGGGCTGGATCAGAAAGTTTATGTAAGGGTTTTTGAGGGAGCTTGTGGCCACTGTTATAGAATATACACAGAAGGAGGTAAAGATACACCATCAAAGATTTTCAAGCTTAGTGAACTTTTGGCCAATGGTAATAATCATAACGTCAAGAAGAAAGATTGGGTTCCTGTATTACCTCCAACACACCCATATTGTAGATGTTTAATTGAGAAATACGTTGATAGGGGTGTTTGGGATAACAGTTTAAATAACTTTGTAATTGAAATAAATAAAAAGTAATGAAATGATAAATGGTAACGATTTTGATGAATTGATTGATATATTGAAGGCACGACCCGCAGGAACAGCTTCTGGCCCACTGGATAAAAACAAGTACGTTGCCAAGAAGGTTCCGGTTCAAAGAGATGGGCAAACTGTAATGGTTACAAAATATTTTGATCCCTCACAGAGTAAGGATAAACCAGCGAGTAAAACTGGAGATAAAAAAGAGAGTGGTAATTCAGGTGTAGGAGGTTCCAATAACCAAGGAATGGTCACACCGCCAGCAATAGCTCAATATAAAACTGGCTATTTGGTAAAAATTATATCAGATCAAATAGGTGCTGTGGTTCAAACAGTAACAAAGGATTCTAAAAAGAATCAATTTGTTCTTAGTGTTGTTACTGAAAAAGGTAATGATATTGAAGTCTATGAGAAAGATGTAGAAAAAGTAACCTCCAATGAAGAATCACAAAAGATAACTAGAGATTCAATAGTAAATGGTTTGAGAACTGAATGTGATTCGATAAACAAGGAAACACAATTTTCCGAAAAGAAAAAGATTCTCACAAGCACATTGAAGGCAGCTAAGAACGGTATAACAAATGTACTTGTTTATGGTGATTCATCCGTAGGTAAAAATAAGACAATCCTCTCAATTCTTTCTTCAGCTGGTGTAAAGAAAAACTCCATATCACAAAAGTTGGACAAAACCCTTTCTTTAAGTGAATTGGATTTGTCAAAGATTAAGAATGAAGATGATTTGAAAGAATTTTTGGAAAAAAATTCTAAGTCTCTGATTTTTGTTTACGATAAAGACAACAAACTTCCTGATTACAAAAAGGTTTTTAAGGACGCTATTGACAGAACTTTAGTTTCAATTGAGTTCAATGGATATTTTATCTTTAGTGTCAATGTCGATATTTCAGGTGTACCGGAGGAAATAAAAACTTATTGTCTTTGTGTCGATATGAATATGACCGAGGAAATAAAGAAGAGTTTTCTTTTGGTTGAATTGAGTGATATAGATTGTACAGATGAGAATGAAAAATTTGATCTTATAAAATCTTTCTTTATTGAGGAAGAAATTATTGAAAAATCTGCCCAGATGGAAATACCAACTGATTGCATATTGATTGATTATGATGAATATGCAAGAATATCAGATAAACAAATTTCCGATTCTGTGTTTGAAGAATTAAATATTGGAGATAAGAAAGTTTACAAAATAAAAATAATATGAAATGAGTTTCATAAATAAAGATTCAGACCATTTTTTCTTTATTGAGATTGATGGAATAGAAAAAGGTAAAGATGAGAATGGTAACGAGGTAATGAAGGTTAAAGGCATAGCCTCAACAGATGATGAGGATTCCCAAGGAGAGATTCTTGACCCCAATGGATTTGATTTTAAACCATTTCTAGAAAAAGGTTACTTGAACTTTCACCATCAAGCCAATAAAGACCCTCTGGCAAACATTGGAGAACCGACTAAAGCATTTGTCAAAGACAATAAATTTCACATTGAAGGAACTCTCTACCCAGATAATCCGATGGCTCAAAGAGTTTATGAATTAGCTAATGTTTTAAAAAAGAATTCCAAGACCAGACGTTTGGGGTTTTCCATTGAAGGCAAAGCGCTTGAAAAAGACCCATTGAACCCTAAACGGATAACCAAAAGTCTCATTACAGGGTGTGCAATTACACATAGTCCTATCAATAAAAATACGATTATGGATATAGTAAAGGGAGAACAATCTTATGACCCACCAATATACGACATTTCTGACTTATCAGAATTAAATATTCAAAAGTCAGACGATAGTGATGACGATAATATCTTTGAAATTGAAGATGGAGAGAATAGTCTTGTTGTAAAAAAGGGTTATAAAGTCGTTTTGAAAAAGGGTAAGGTTAAAGAGATCAAGAAAGATTTCAGTACACAAACAGGTAAACCAATGATTAAAGAATCATTGGAATCAGATATTAAGGATTTGACTGACGCGAAAGACTCTGGAAAGAAAATGATCAAAGCATCAGAACTTTCAGATATAATCAAATCAGATTATCCAAACCTATCGGATGAAGATATTCAAGATATTCAAACATTAGTAAAAGAATTTAATAACAAGGAAACAAATATGAGCAAATTGATTTCACAAGATGTCCTAAAAAAGGCATACGAAGCTCTTGGCCTTACCAATGATGTGGTAGTTGTTGAAAAAGCAACAGAGGAAAAGAAAGAAGAAAATATCATAATCAAATCTGAACAGACAGAACCTGTGGTTGTAACAGAGTCTACCCCAGCAGTAACAGAGACAGGTGGTGATGATATTCTTGATCTTGTTAAGGCTGACATTAATGAACGTTTTACCGCATTTGAGAGTGCTTTGGCAGAAAAATTTACCGCCGTTGCTACATTGATGAAAGCCAATATTGAAGCTTTTCAGGCTGTTGAACGCCGTTTTGAACAGGTGGAACAAGCTCCGGCATCCAGTAGAAAATCTATTGAAAGAGTTGCTGAAGGACTAAAAGTAATTGAAAAAGGATTCAATAGCGGCTCACCACTTTCCGGTCAAGAAGAAGATAAGAATGTGATTTCAAAAGCCACCCCTGCTGGTAAAAATACTATCTTGGGTTTGCTTGAAAAGGCAGCTACTGATGGTAGTGAAAACTCTGAGGCCATTCTTGACAAGATAATTACTTTTGAATCAACTGGTCGCCTGGATGCTCAAACAGTTAATTATCTCAATGAGAAGTACAAAGTAAATATTCAGTAAGTTTTTAATAACATGTTATCGGTTTTAAGCTGGGGAATTGGAAAGTATCCCAGATTTTTTCCGTAATAAAATTACCAATTTTCGTATTATGATTACAGCAGCAGATCAGAGTATCTTAGGCGGGTTGGAAGGGGCATTCCCAGGTATTTCAACGGCCAGCCAGGAGCAACTTCTTGAGCTTTCCAAAGCACTTGAAGCAACCCAGCTGAGCGGTCTTCAGACACTCAACAGTACCACTGCAAGTGGTGGTCCATTGAAGGTAGAATCTTTGGAGAAAACTTTGAAAGTTTTGGCTTACAGAGAAAGCTCTTTGAGATTTTACAAGAGAATCAATACTAGTAAGGCGTACAACACAGTTGAAGAATATGTTCAACAAACGTCTTATGCGGGTGACGGTGGTTCCTTCACCTTGGAAGGAGAATTGCCACAGTCCAATGATCCAACCTACGTTCGTAGGTCGCAGTTGGTTAAGTACTTGGGCGACACTCGCGCAGTTACTCACCAGATGACTCTCGTCAATACTGCATTTGATTCCGCTATGCAACAGCAGATCAAGTCAGGGACGATGAACATTATGCGGGCTATCAACCGTGGTATGCCATTCGCAGACAGTACTTTGGTTCCAGAAGAATTCAATGGATTTCTTGCACAACAGCAACAAGCTGATGTTTATGCGACCTTTAACGATTACATGAACTCTACGGAGGTCATTGACTTGAGAGGGGCTTCATTGACAGAAGCAGTTGTTGAACAAGCAGCGGAACAAGTTGTTGAGAACTTTGGCGTTGGAACTGAGTTGTTCCTTCCACCATCCGTTCACTCCAAATTTGCAACTTCGCTTTATTCTAGTAAGCGTTTTGTCGGTAACACTCCAAATGATTTTAACAACATTGGAGCAGGCGCTAGAGTCAATGCATTCACCTCTCAGTTTGGTGATATTGGTTTGACTTATGATGTGCATATGAATGGTTATTTTTCGACTAAAACAACCACTTCTACCGCCACTAGCCCCAATGCACCAGCTGTACCTGTAGCTGACGGTACTAACCCAGTTACGCCAGTAGCTGCCACTGTAACTAACACCAAATGGGGAGCCAGTGATGCTGGTACTTATTTCTATGCTGTAACAGCTAGAAACCGTTTTGGTGAAAGTGCATTGACAGTTTTGAACGGATCAATCGCAACCATTGTAACAAACGGTGCTGTTGATTTGAAATTCACAGCTGGTTCAGGTACTTACCCAGCTACAAGCTACGTGATTTATCGTAGCAACAAAGGTGCTTCAAGTGCAGCCGCTGCAAAGTTTTATCCATTATTTGGTGTTTCCTTGAGTCAACTAGCTTCAGGCTATGACGGCGCAGCCGCCTTGTCTGTACGTGACTTGAATCGTTTCATGCCAGGTATGAAACAAGCTTTCTTGCTTGAAAACACTGATGAAGTTGTTACCTTGCGCCAATTGGCACCTCTTATGAAAATGGATTTGGCGATTGTATCCCCAGCTTTCCGTTTTATGATCTTGGCGTATGTGACGCCAATTCTCTATGCGCCCAAGAAGATGATTCGTTTTATCAACGTTTTGGGTTAATGTTTTACTTCATTCCCTAAGAAGGGTTGAAATTGAAGGGCTTTTGGTTTTAACCTCTAGCCCTTCTTTTTTTTTTACAAACATTATTATATTCAACAAAATAATAAACAAATGACTTTATATTTTCGTGATAGCAGCTCTTGGGGAAAGACAACAATCCTCCCAGTTATCGGAACTGCTGCAATTAATACAGATGGTACTCTGTTGACAGATGCTGAAGGAGCTAGTGGATTGGTAGATAATATCACTATTTTTGATAATGATAATTTGCCAGAGTCTGCTGATGAAATCTCTTCTCTCGAAGATGTGGAGCAGCAATCCGTTAACATGAATGATTACACACATGATGATGATGTTGTATTTTCCATCCATGATAAAGAAATTTTGAAAAAATCACTAAATTTCTTTAGCGAAGATCAATTGGTTGATATTATTGAAAAGGCAGGCTTGAATAAACCTAAAAGTGACAAGAAGCATGTTCTTATTCAATTTTTGTATAGTAAAATCGACGCTTCTTTTTGGAAGAACATTCTGTCAAAAATTTTCGAGACTTTTATTACTGAATAAAAGTAGTTCATTTTATAACATGAATGGTCTTTCTCTTTTTTTAAAATCAGGGAGAGGCCATTTTTAATTTATGTAACAATGGCAGAAATAAATTATCAAGTACGATATAAAAGATTCATTGGTGATTATAATTCAATGTTCTTTAACACAACTGAGATAATATACGGTTTTATTTCAGGTTTGAGATTGAATGATTCTAAGGTGTCATCATTTCTCGCACAAGGTTCAATAAGAAACAAAATTCTTTCCGCACAGCAGAAAATAGAAAATGAACTTTCTTTGAAATTTTGGGAACAAAAATATTTTGAAAGAATTGATTATACTTATTTGGATTGGAGAAGCTGGGGGTATGTTCGTTTATCGCAAATGATTAAACATGTTTATAAATTTAGAGGCTTCTTAGCAGACAACCAACAAGTTAACTATCCAATAACTTGGATGGCAATAAGAAGAATGTCTGATGAGAGACAACTAAGTAGAAACCTCAACATAGTAGCGACCGGACAGCAAACAGCTGGTATTCCTGGCAATGCTATTGCAATTGGGATGATACCTTTTATGGGAGCGATAGGTATTCAAAACATACCCAACTATTGGCAGATAGATTATCTCACTGGCTTCAAGAACACTCCAGGAGAACTACAAGAACTTTTGGGCAAATTATCTTCCATTCCAATTCTTACTGATTTACAAGACATTGTATTCACACCTGGCATTGCTTCAAAGTCTATTTCATATGATGGATTAAGTGAAACAGTATCAACAACAAGAGCTGGCGAACACGGTATCTATGCAGCTAGATTGAAAGCTTATGAAAAATATGTTGAAACAGAGATGCCTAAGATGAGAGATTATTATGTTGGTATACAAAGCATAGTATTATGAGCAGTCACAATAAACCAACAGTATACGTACCGGGTTATAATGAATTCAATGAATATAGACCTCAACTTGATAAAAGTGAGTTCACTGATTCGATTGAATCTCATGGTTCTGTAATAACAGTAGAAAGAGCTACCAAATGTCCATGCGCTGGAGAGCAAAGCGGACAGCCTAGAGTTGGATGTGTCAATTGCGGAGGATTTGGATGGTTTTTCTACAATAAAAGAGAGACAAGAGCCGTTATACAAAAGGTCAATAGGGGGAATAAGTATATGTCTTGGAATGAAATAGATTATGGCAAAGCTTCCATTTCCTTTAGACCTGGCCCAAACGAGGATTTATCTTTTATGGATAGGATTGTAAATATGTCTGAGCTTTCAGAGTATTCACAAATCCTAAGACTTGAAGAAGTTGTGCCTGGTACATACAGGGCGCAAACTACCTTCCCCCTCGTTTCTATAACTTCGTTGTTCTTATACGAGTCGGAAAACGCTAAATTAAGGGTGATAGAGGCTGAGGACATAACTTTCGACGGCAATACAATAGAAATTGTGGATAACCCCATTTTAGTCGGTTGTCCCACCCCGTACAGCCTTTCTATCCGTTACAAGCATAATCCTGTATTTCATATTATGGAAATAACAAGAGAAAATGCGATAACTAGATTTGATAGCTCAAAAGATTATCGACCAGAAAAAGATTCCATCTCTAAGTTACCAGTTCATGCGATAGCTTTGAGAGCAAATATAATCTTTGACAAGAAAACGATATATGGAAGTGAGTTGATGGATAATACTAATCTAACATTCTCAATTTGATAAAATGCCTGGTGGAATAAAAGTTATAATTGATTATTCAGATTTGGCTGAAGAATTAGGCATGACTAAAAAGCAGCTCAATTCAATGCACAAATTTGTAGCTTCAAGAATGGCTAGAGGCTACGCAAATGTTTTAAAAAAAGTTGCCCAATCTGAATTAAAATCATTAAAAACAGATTATACATCTGCCATTAAAACAGATGGTGATATTGTTTATTTGAGTAGTGATATTGCTAACAAAATTGAAGAAGGTGGTGAGCCGTATGACTTGAAGAAAAGCGATTTCCAGAATAAAAAGCAAACCAAGGATGGCAAAAGTTGGTATGTTGATATTCCCTTTCGTCACTCTTCCCCAAGGTCTTTGGGTCGTGGTCTAGGTTTTGCTTCATCAATACCAACAGAGGTTTATTCTGCCCTTCAAACTAAAATTAAGCAAGGCGGGGCAGAAAGATTGAACAAAAAAGATTTACCTTCAAATTACGCAAATACAATAACCAAAGCTGCTGTAAAAGGATATGGTTCTTATACACATAAGCAGCCGATATATGAAGGTTTGTTGAGAACTGGTTCATCTTTTCAAAGAAGATATTACACATTTAGGAGAATATCACCCAAGAGCGATCCAAACTCTTGGATACACCCTGGCATGAATCCTAAGAATTTAATGGACAAGGCATTAGCTCAATACAATACCGATGAAGAAGCTGATAAATTTATTGATGAATTTTTAAATAGAATCTAATGCTTTTAATACCAGAGTTTGAGTTGATGAGAGCCATAACATGTGGTATAGAATTTCTTAGGTCTAATTTACTAGAAAATTCAGCGGATGAGACTAAAAGTGTTTTATATAAAAATTTTGGCTCCGATATAACTCACAATACTATAACATTTGAAAACACCTCTTTCTTTCAGCAGGTTAAAAAGCTCATTGCTAAAGATAGCAGAAGAGGGATAAATATTTCTCTTGGTTATTCAACTGAAAAATTGGAAATACCCACTTATCACATAGTACTCAATGAGGAGGGAGAAGCACCAGGTTCTGGTTTAGGAAGTAACGAGGGATACGTATTTGAATCAAATGGAAATTACGACATAGATACAAATACCTTAACTTATCGCCCTAGATATGCACATCAGAGAGAATGCATGTATGATATAATCATAACAAGCAATTCTAATTTTGAATTAATATTGATGAGTCATTTATTGGAAACATTAATTACAGGTATGTTAGATCACCTTAGTCTAAAGGGCGCTCAAAACATTCAATACGCAATTAAGAGTTTAGACATCGACCCCAATATTCTACCGCTTCCAGTTTATCATAGGAAGTTTGCCATTAAATTTGAGCAGGATAAAATTGGCAGTTCCTTCTTCACTTACCCAGTGTTCCCAAATGTACCTTTGGATATTAAGATAGGTGAGGTAACCATTGAATCAGTTAATTAAAAATAAAAACATGAATGATTCTGTTGTTAAAGAGACAGACAGTGTAATAAAGGAGAAAAAGATAGAACAAAGATTTAGTGTATCACAAATTGAATCTATATTTTCCGCTATATTACACTACACTGATTTTCCAATTTTGACTAGACAACATATTGGAAAATTTTACACAAAGCAAGAATGGATAGACATATTTTTTTTAGAATTGGAAAAAGAGATTAAATGGCCTCAATAGTAAATTTTAATAATCGGGCAATAATTGAACCTGGTGTTTATGCCAGAACACTTGGCACAGTTGAAACTGTTTTGCCACAAGGTCAATCCAACATACTTTTATGGATTGATAGTGGTAACCTAAATACAGGTTTTGGATTTGGCGGTAGTATTGCTGGTGAGATCACTTCTGCTAAAGATGCAATATATTTTTTCCAAACGGCTGAAGATGTTAAGAAAGCAGTTGGTGGCGGTATATTGTATGGTTTAGCCGATGTTCTTTTTAAGCCAACTAAAAGTTTATCGGTTCCTGGTGTAGGCGGTATCTATTACGTGAGAGCCGCCACAACAGCAGCAGCCTCAGTAACATTTACATTTACAGGTGGCGGTTCAAATGGCGGTAGCTTCGTAATAAAATCCAAGACAGAAGGATTAGCCGGAAATGGTGCTCTGAATGGGGCGGGTAGTTCATTGTCTCTGGGATTTGGAGCACACATGAAAGCTGGTAGACTAGATAGTTCTAAATTTAGAATTGTATTTTACAGAGGAACTTATACTGGTCTCAATACTACTGTTACTCCCAATGTTGCTTTTAATGGAACAATAGAGTCTCAAACTACACCAATTGAGATTCTGGAGACTCCTGAATTTAACAATGCAACTGAATTGGCTTATTTCTTTGCTACGGATGCAAAGTTCAATTCACTATTCAAAGCGACCACTTCAACTATTACAGGAACAGGAGCAGTAACATCAGCAGACCTAAGCTCGAACTCAACATTGAAACTTTTTGCTGGCGGGACACAAACATATTCAACTACACATTTGGATACTGTTCTGGAGAATGTCACTGAGCTTGATTACACTTTTGTGATTACTGATCGTTTTGGCACAACAGTCACTGATACTTATTGCCAAAAGATAGTAAATCACATCAAGTCTAATTCAGATTATGAGCAGTTTTTCTTTGCTCCTGCTGGTTTGGATAAAGATACTGCTGATGATCCATTAGATACAACTAATCCTCAACACAGTGTGCAGGTTGCTCAATATTACAACACACCACGTGTTTACACTGTTCATGGCGATGTTTGGAGAAAGTCCCCAGTATCCGGTCAGACAAATTATCGTTATAATGTTTTGTGGAATGCTGCTTTAATGTGTGGCAGAATGGCTGGTGTTCCTCCACAGGTGCCCGTAGTTTGGTTGGATATTGACATTGAAGGAGTTGTTCACGATCCACTAAAAAAGGAAAGAGAGAGATTCATTCAAACAGGTGTTATGCACTTGCGCAACGTCCCAGATGTGGGCGGCTTTGTTATTGCGGATGATATTAATACCATGCAGAATAACATTCAGGATGTTTATCCTGATGGTACTTCTCCGCAAGGCTCCATAATGAGAATAGCTTCTTCTCTCAATAAGGGTGCGATTCAGGGTATAAGAAGAACTTTCATAGCAGGTCGAAATGTGAACACAAGTTCACCTGTCGATATCAAGGCTTGGATGGAGAATTATTTGCAGCAGAATGTAGCCACATCTCAGTCTGATGATTTGATTCTAACTTTCAAGAATGTTACAGTTACACTGTCTGATAGTGATTATTATATCAATTATGCCTTCACACCCAATGGGCCAGTGAAGAGATTTTTCATTACCGGGTTTATGTTGCCCGTTTCACTAACAGCTTAAACAAGATAGGATATGACTTTCAGTGGGCCATTAGCCATAATTAAAGTCAATGGACAAGCCATTGGCAAAATGAAGTCGATTAATTATAATGAAAATGTGAACAGAGGGAGAGTGGGTGGACTGGGGACATTAAACCCGATGGAAGTGCCAGCTTTGAGTTGGGATGGAACTCTTTCTTGTGATTCTTATTTGATTGACTTTAAAGCTACAATGTTTTTGAATAGCGATGTTGGAAAAGCATTTTATCGTGGTGTTCAAACAATCGATGATTTTATCAACACGGTTCTACTGCAAGAACAAGGAATCCAAGTTGATGTTTTGAGAAAAAAAGCTTTGTCTCAAGATGCTAAGGGTATAATAACTCCAACCTATGAAATATTTGCCTCCATTACTGGGGTCTTCATGACACGTGAAGGAATGCAAATAGGTGAAAACCAACTTGGGGGCAGGAATGCTGAATTCACTGTTATTAATCCTGTGATTTTCCCAGGTTAATAATTTTGGGTTTTTCATTGTACACCTCTCACGCTTAATTGTGTGAGAGGTTTTTTCATTTAAAAAAAAATAATTATTATGTCAAAATGTGTTATGGTATTTGAAGTAAATGGAACGAAGAAAAGTTTTATTATACAGGAATTTCCCACAATCGGACAATTAGTTGATATTGAAAATCTAAAGGTAACTTTAGCAGGAGGGAGATATAATGATATGGTTAAATCACAAGTTCAAAGCATGACTTTTGCCTTAGACCTTATTGATGCCATAAGCTGTTTTACCATTCTGAACCCTATTGGATTTAATGCAGTGTTTAAAGATTTGGTTCCACAAGGTAAGAGTGTAATGGATTTACCAGCAAACCAATCTAAGATGATTGTGGATCAGTACAATAGAAAATTTATACCTTGGTACAAACCATTGATGTTGGAAATTTATTCTAGCCTTAATGAGGAAAAAGAAGAGGATTTTGATATTGATAAAGAGGTTACGGAAAAAAACTAACACTGGCAGAAATACATCTATCCTTCCTCAAAGGAAGAGAATTTCTGCCAGATATGAGTTCACTAAGCATAAAACAAGTAACTTATTTTTGGAACAATATGTTCCCATTTGATCTTGTTTACAGAAGGAAGTATAATATTAAATGGATGAGTGATGAGCACAAGTCCATTTCTTTTTTTAATGAGATTTATGACATTTTAGAAGATAAAGTCGTACAAAGAGTATCCAAAATTATATCTGAGATGGATAAGAATTCAGGTATGACAGATCAAGAGTTAGACATGGAATTTGAAAGTCTTGACTTGGGTAAAATAGAAGGATTATGAATAGAACAAGAGTAATAAGTTTCGATGCTGATTTTTCCTCTTTCAATAGGAGTACAGATGAAGCTGCTTCAAGAGCAGATAAAGCCCTAAACAGGGCTAACACTGGCACTGCTGGAGGAGGCGAAGACGAATTACGCGGAAGAGCATCTGAAATCTTTAAAGAGATTGCTAAAGATGCTGAGAGGATAACGCAATCACAAACGGAGCGTAATCGTATGATCCGCGAAGAAATATCCCTCCTTCAGCAATCTAACAGGCTCGAAGAGCAAAGAGCAAGGGCGCAAGCGAGGGCAAGATTGGATGAAGCAATAGATAAGCAAAGGAGAGGGCAAATAACAAAAGGTGAATTAGAGAAAGAAAAAAATATATATTCCTCTTCAGTTGCTGAAACCAGAAGTGATGCTAGTTCCAATAGAACACTGACTTCCATACTTAGAAATTACTCAACTCACTACTCCTCCAGATCGTTAGATGATCCTAAAGAAGAGGAAGAATATGATTTGGAAAAAGAGGGTGATGTGGATAGAAAGAAAAAAAGAGAGAGGAGTGGTGGTGATTCTGGAGCTAGTGCTTTTGGATATGCAATGGCTGGAGGTGCTGCGAGTGCCTTTGGTTTAGCTGCATTTATGAGTATTCAATCGTTCATCTCTAAGATAATTCATGACGCTGAAAAACTTGATGTATCCAGAGGCCAATTTATGGGCTTAAAAGGTCAACAAGGAAGTTCGAGAATAAGTGGAATGGGAGAAGCTGCTGGTTTTGGTTTAAGTAATGCGGATTTTTATGGTTATTCTAAGGGTGTGGGAACTTCCATTGGCTCTGCAAATTTTGGTGAATCTGCTATAAATCAATTAGCCATAGAGAAAAGATTTGGACTTGAAGATGGATCATTGAATCAATTGAATAAGACAGCTAGAATGGGTTCTATTTCTAGTAATGAAATAAGAGGTTTTAACAGATCGTCAGATGAGTTAGTTCAAACTCTTGTTAACGAATTGAAAAATAGTGGCTCTTATGGTTTTGAAAAAGGTGATTTTTCTTT